TGGCTTAATTTCTAATGCTTTTAAGTTGATACTACCTTGAAGAACACAGCACCAATCAACTTCAATATAGAGTGTTGATGTACTGTCCATTAATTGAAATGGATGTTTTTTAGTTTTAGTATTTGGATGTCCTAACCAACCTACCATTAACTCTTTGTTATTTTTACGTTGAATTATTCCAATATTTCCATAACACCTTTCATCTTTCTTTTTAATTTTTTGAAAATAACTATCAAAAATTTGTACTAATCCATCCTCGAAAGGAAAATGAAAACTAGAGTCTGGATCTTGACTACCTCTATAAACTATACCATACCAACCTGGTCTAACACTTGGTAAATCAACATGAAGTCTATCAAATTGAAAAAGCTCGACAGAATTATTTGAAAAATATTGACCAGATAATTCTAAAGGTTGTGGTGGATATAATAAAGATTGAGCTGATGTTATTTCTAATTCTGGTATATTTGCAATTTTTTCTGCAAGTGGCATTGTAAGACTTGCATTATTTTTTAAAACTTTGTTTAAATGTATTTTATTTATTTTAAGTTTATTAGCTAACACTTCTTGTGTCATACCAATTTCTAACATTTTTTCTCTTAGTTTTTCCATCTCTATAACCATAATGGTTATTAGCTTTAAATGCTATTAATAAGATTTGCAAACTATTTTTTTATTATTTGCAAAAAATGCTAATTAATATAAATAAGCATGAATATGACCTTAGAGGAATACAGAACAAAATATCAGCTTTCATTTACACAATTGGCAAGGCAAGTTGGGCTGCAAGACCTTAAAAACCCAACGCAAGAAATAAAAAGATATTGTCAAGGCAGCACAATTCCAAGAGCTGATCGCATGATAAAAATCCGAGATAATACAAATGGAGAAGTGACAGCTAATGATTTCCTCAACTCATCTCGGTAATTTAGTCGTAATTCGTTGGATTGACGCAAAAGAAATTGATTATGGATGGCATTCAATTGAAACAATAAAAGAAGTTAATTGCCCAGCAATTTTAAGTGTTGGCTGGGTTGCACAAATTACAGATAATGAAATAAAATTATCTGCGGATATACCAACAGATAAGGAAGATGATGAGGCGGGAAGATCCCAAGCTATTCCCATTGGTTGTGTAAAAAATATTCAAATATTGGAGGGCTGGGATTGTTGGAACAAATAAAACCTAGCTTGGATCATGTTATTCCAAGTTATAAAAAAAGACAGCTGCCCCAGGGCAATCATTCGGATGAAGTTTATAGAACAGCTGCACGATTAAAAAAAATATGCATGGAGAATTTATATACCTGGAAAACAATGGATGAGGACATTTTGGAAGAGGCTGCAAAGATGGTGAATAATGCCCCTCGTTGATAAATGGAAATTAAATTTATTTGCCCAGGCTGATCCCAGGTTATCAGCTGTTGCTAGAAGAGTATTATTTTTATTATGTAATTATCACAATGACAAGACCAGACAATGCAATCCATCACAGCTGCGGATGTCCAGGGATTTAGGAACTACCGATAGATCTATACGCAATGGATTAAAAGATTTAGTGCTGCATGGGTACATCAAAATTATTAAAAAAGGCAACGTAGGGTTTTCCACAATGTACGCTATTGATTTTAAACTAGCGGAAAAATTCTTCCAAGCTACTGGAAAAAACTTTCCAAAAGACCAGGAAGATATTTTCCTACGAACTAATTTAAGAACTTATTTAGAAGAAGAGGAAATACAAATTTTAAAAGGGGGGAAAAGTGGATAAGTCTTACCTGGATAGAATGATAAAAAATATCGCAAAGAATAGTAATGCAAATTATCAAGCTGTTAAACAAGGAGCTTATGCAGCTAAAGGTACAGATGATTGGATTATAGGAAATATGAAAAAGAAATTATCAAGCGATACGTTTCTCAGTTGGTTTAGAGTGATGGTCGAGGGTAATTATAAACAAAAAGCAAAGGCAAGAAAATATGCAAAACATCTCCTTGGCATCGACTAAAAAGAGAAGAAAATATCGTGATAAGGTTGATTTTACTGACCTTATTAGATTATTTGATGATGCAGCGGAAACAGATAGATTAATGCCAAGTATTATTCGTAAGCAAAAGATGAGTAGTTGGGTTGATTATCCAGACGAAATAACAGCTTATGGATATACCAGGATGAAAGATTTAGTGAGAATTGTACCAGATCAAATACAAATAGATCGCTGGGAGATTGCCACAAAAATGTTGATGGAAATAGAAGATGCAAACATGAGAAAAGTTATATGGGCTAAAGCTAAAGGAGCAACTTGGGTTTGGTTGGGTAAGAAAACAAAATTATCCAGGCAATGGATTAGACAAAAATACCTGGAGGCTCTCATTGTGTTAGCATTTAGAATAAATAAAACTGTAAAGAAAAATATCAATAAACTTTACATTATTAACAAAATAACTTATGATTCTTAATATGATGGATTTACTTCCATCTTTTTTTTTGTCTAAATGGTAGGCAGACCATCTAAGAAAATTATATGCGGAGCTAGACGCAAATATGATGGCAATCCTTGCCAAGCAAAAGCTCTTAAAAGTGGTCGCTGCAAATATCATGGCGGGATGAGTACAGGTGCTAAAACTATTGAGGGCAAAAGAAAATCATACGCAAATTTAAGACAGTATAAAAACAATGCCAAAAGACTTGAAGAATTACTTGGACAAGATCCTGGAAGAGATACAGCTGGGGAACACATTAACCTCAATAACAAAGCAAAAGGGTTATCCTAGTTTATCTGCTGTTTACAAATGGATGCGAGAGGATTCAGAAGTTGCTGAGAAAATTATGGCTGCTAGAGCTGTTGGAGCTGCAACACATTTAGATCATTGCTTTGATTTATTATCGCAAGATATTAAACCACAAGATGTGCAATGGAATAGAGAAAGATTGCATCACTATCGCTGGGCTGCCTCGAAACTCATTGGAGTTTATGGCGATAAGAGTAAGATTGAACAAGATAGCAATATCACTTACAAGTTTGTTTGGGATGATGGATCTAACAAGATAGAAGATCAAACTAATGGCAAGGAGTTGGCTTTTAATAACGCAAAGTGAAAGCTCTCGCACACACGATATGAACTTCGATGCTACGATAAATGCTACGATCTTTTTAGTTTTTGTTAGCTGAATTGAATTGAACATCGACTAGGTTATGCGTTAGTCTTGGAATTAATCCTGGATTTACGATTTGGATTTTGTTTTTTCCTGGTTTTTGGTTGTTTTTTTGAAAATATGACAGCCTATATACCCAGAAAAATACTGTCCGATCTTTTTACATATATATCGGGAGATCAAAACATTGACGAACACAGACGAAAATAATTTTTATGCATCGTTAATCTATAACGAAACAAATAAAAAAATAACTTTAGAGTTTACAGGATTTAATACAGACTTAGAGGCAAAAAGTCTTTGTTATTTATTAATGGAGCAGTTTGGTATTAACAACATGAATGCCACATTAGGTGTTCAAGAAACAATACATTAATGGAAAAGATAATATCAATTCCATATACTCCTAGACCACAACAAAAGGAGCTGCATAACCAATTAAGTAAATACCGCTTTGGCGTTTGCGTAATGCACAGGCGAGGAGGCAAGTCTACGTTTGGAGTGAATCATCTAGTTAAGTTAGCCTTAACTACTGATAGAGATAATTTTCGAGGAGCAATGTTTGCACCAACTAGGGTACAAATAAAATTGATCTCCTGGGATATGATAAAACAATACACCAGGGTTATCCCTGGAATGAAGTACAACGAAACAGAATTAAGAGCAGATTTTCCTAATGGCTCTCGAATACAATTGTTCGGCAGTGAAAATCCCGATAGTGCGAGAGGGCAGTTCTTTGACTATGTGTTCTGTGACGAATATGCTCAGATGGATGAAAGAATGTTTCCCGAGATTATTCGACCAGCTATTGCGGATAGAAAAGGGGGAGTTTGTTTTATTGGTACACCAAATGGGATGGATGCTTTTTATGATTTATTTGAAAAAGCAAAAGCAGATCCCGAATGGTTTACTGTCACTTGGAAAGTATCTGAAACTAAATTAGTTGATGACAAAGAATTAGCTCAGATGCGTAAGCTGATGACACCAGATCAGTATGAGCAAGAAATGGAATGTTCATGGATGGCTAATAGGAGTGGTGCTGTCTTTGCAAAGTTTGTCCAGGAGATAGAAGAAAAGAAACATATAACAAGAGTGCCTTATGATCCTGGCTATCCAGTAGATTGCTATTTTGATTTAGGTATTTCAGATAAATGCTGCATAATTTTTATTCAGCAAATTGGAAGAAGTTTTAACATTATTGATTGTTATCAAAACAACAATGAGGGCTTAGATCACTATGCCCAGGTTATTAGGGAACGAGATTATTTTTATAGGAATTTTATTTTTCCTCACGACATTGAAACAAGAGAAATGAGTACAGGTAAATCGAGAAAAGAGTATGCATATAGTTTGGGGCTTAGACCAGTTAAAGTGTGTCCAAAGCTACCCAAGGAGGATCAGATCCACGCTGCACAACTTTTTTTGAGCAAGTGTTGGTTTGATAGTGATAACTCCAAGCCGCTGTTAGACTCGCTTAAATGGTATCACCGAAAATATTTAGATAAACAACGTACCTATTCTAAGCCAGTACACGATTGGAGTTCTCATTTTTGCGACAGTTTTATGACCGCAGCTGTTGCTACACAAGAAATGGATTTGAATGATTCAAGACCAAAGCAGTTTGCAGCTGATAATAACTATAACCCTTTAGGAGCATAACATGGGATTTTTAAAACCACCAAAACCACCACCCCCGCCACCACCACCACCACGCCCACCAGTACCGAGTGCAACTCCAACGTATCATCAAAAATCTATGGCATCAAAATCGATACAAGCATTCCAGGCTAATCAAACACCAACAGTATTAACATCACAACAAGGTTTATTGGATGATCCTAATATTGTTTATAAGAAAAAGTTAGGCGATTAACATGGGGCAAACAACAGCCGGTAAAGAAAAAAGAAATAAAGAAAGAAAAGAGCAAGTGGCAGCTGTCACGTCTGCTGCAAATCAAGAAATGCAAAACCAAATTGATCAAGGTAATCAAATGTATGGAAGTGCAGTATCAACAGCAGCTAATGAAGAATTAATAAATCAAGGTTTGGCAAGTGTAGGTAATTACTTTGAACAGCAAGGAGGGGAATTTGTAAAAATTTCTAAATCAGAATATAAAAAAAAATTAGCTAGTGGTGCAACTAACTTGCATACATCATATAATGTCAGTACCGCTGGATCACAAGTTTTATATGGAGGAGGCAATCCTAATGCTGGGGTGCAAACTCCATCTACGCCAACTGCTATGGGTACAGGAGATTCAACAGGTGCATTAACATCTGTACCAATATCTTCTCAAATGTTGCAATCACAAAATAAAATGAAAGGTTTAATGGTAGGGGCGTTATCTTTAGCAATGCCAGGTATAGGAGCAACAGCAATGAAGTTGGATGCTACTAAAGCATTAAAGGATGCTGCTACTCCAGAAACAGCTCATGCAGAATATATGAAAAAATTTAAAGCAAAACAAAAAGGAATTAAACCAGACAAACCATCAAATATTATTACTGATACTTTAGGAGTTGTAAAAGCAACCCTGGGTGGTGGTGATAAAAAAACTACGTTAGGACAATAAATGCCAGTTATAGAATTACACAGTAGGTATAAAAAGTTAGTTGATCTAAGATCCAATTGGGAAAACCATTGGCAAGAGATCGCTGATTATGTGCTGCCAAAAAGAGCAGACATAATAAAAGAGAGAACAAGGGGAGATAAGAGAACAGAACAAATCTATGATGGTACTGCTCTTCATGCCCTAAACTTACTATCTTCCTCCCTACATGGTATGCTTACCAATGCGGCAACCCCTTGGTTTTCTCTACGTTATAAAGATCCTTTACTAGCAACTGATGAAAACAATGAATGGTTAGAGGCTGCTAACCAGGCAATGTATATTGCTTTTGATAGATCTAACTTTCAACAAGAAGTACATGAGCTGTATTTAGATTTATGTGCTTTTGGTACTGCGTGTATGTATATTGAAAATGATCCTAATGATTTACTTCGATTTACAACAAGACACATAAAAGAAATTTATATCCAGGAAAATTCTAAAGGTAGAATTGATACAGTATTCCGCAGCTGTAAGATGGCTGCACGAAACATTGTGGAAATGTTTGGTGAGGAGAATGTATCTGAACGTATAAAAAAAGTTGCAAGTAAAGATCCTTATATGGATCTAACTATCATTCATGCAGTAATGCCTAATGATGATGCTAACCCATACAAAGTAGATAACAAAAGTATGCCTTTTATGTCTGCATATTTTGATCCAGAAGATATGAAAATGATTTCCCTGGGTGGTTTTGAGGAATTTCCTTATTTGATTCCTAGATGGTCAAAATCGAGCTTTGAGGTCTATGGAAGATCTCCATCTATGATTGCTCTTGCTGATATTAAAATGATTAATAAAATGTCAGAAACAACTATTAGAGCTGCACAAAAACAAATTGATCCACCTTTATTAGTTCCCGATGATAGTTTTATCTTACCGATTAAGACTACTCCAGGGGGATTAAATTTTTACAGATCTGGATCAAGAGATAGAATTGAACCATTACAAATCCAAGCCAATACTCCTGTTGGTTTAAATATGGAAGAACAAAGACGACAAGCAATTAGACAAGCATACTTTGTTGATCAAATATTAATGGAGCAAAATGTGCAAATGACCGCAACTGAGGTAATGAAAAGAAATGAGGAGAAGATGCGATTACTTGCTCCTGTTCTTGGAAGATTACAAGCGGAGATGTTAAGACCACTTATCTCCAGGTCTTTTGCAATATTAATGCGTCAAGGTGCATTACCACCAGCTCCAGAAGATCTACAAGGATTAGAGATTGATATTGAATATGTATCTCCATTAGCAAAAGCTCAACGAGGTCAAGATGTCCAGGCAATAATACAAGCAATGGAAATCTTAACACCATTAAATCAATTAGCTCCAGTTATGGATCTATTAGATACTGATGCGATGGCAAGTCATGTTGCGGATGTATTAGGTGTACCCGCTAAAGTATTACGATCTGAGGGTGAGGTAGAACAATTAAGACAAGAAAGACAACAAGCTCAACAAGCTCAAATGGAATTAGACCAGGCACAACAAATGGCGGAGGCAGCGGGATCTGCTACTCCAGCATTAAAGGCGGTGACAGGTGGTTGATAGAGAAAAAATAATTGAACAATTAAAAAAAGACTATCAACATATTTTTAGTACAGATGAGGGAAAGAGAATTTTATCGGATTTACAAAGGCGATGTTTTTTTACGACAAGTACATTTGTTCCAGACAATGCAAACGAAACTTTTGTAAGAGAGGGGCAGCGTAGTGTTGTTCTTCATATAATTAACATGATAACCAAAAAGGATAAGTAATGGAAGAAAATCAGACAACTGCACCCGAAGAACAAAAGGAGCAGCCTGGAGCAATCCAAGAAACACCACAAGAAACAACCTGGATGTCCTCACTACCAGAAGATCTCCAAAGCAATGAGTCATTAAAAAAATTTAGCTCAATTGAATCGTTGGCAAAAAGTTATGTCAATGCAGAAAGCATGATAGGGGCGGATAAAATAATTAAACCAAATAATAATTTTACCGATGAAGATTGGAATAACTTTTATTCAGCAGCTGGGCGACCAGATGAGGCAAAACATTATGAAATAAATTATGAAACTGATAATCCCGAGGCTTTAGATAAATATAAAAGTGAAGTACATAAATTAGGATTATCAACTAAACAAGCCCAGGGCATTCTCGATTATTATGTCGAAATGAATAAAGGTGCAACTGAGGCAGCAACAAGAGATTTAGAACAACAAAGACACCAGCAAGAGTTAGAGCTGCGAAAAGAATTAGGGCAACAATTTGATCCTAGTATTATGAGAGCAAGACAAGCAGCACAAACTTTTGCAAGTGAAGAAATACTAAACATCCCTTTAGCGGATGGATCTACATTTAAAGATCATCCCGCTATAATAAAAATGTTTATGGGTATTGCTGATAAAATGGGTGAGGATGTTATTCGTGCTGATGGTGATGGAAGTTTAATATCACCAGTTGAAATTGATAAACAGATTGCCGAATTAACACAACCAAATACGCCTTACTGGAATAAAATGCATCCAGATCACGACAAGGCAGTACAGCAAGTATTGGAGCTTAGAGAAAAAAAACCTCAACAAGCTCCAGATATAAGTTTCCAACCAGCAATGGGTGGATAGATCATAACCGAAAGGCGATCAAGACAGCTGGGAAAGACTAGAAATCCAAAAGATTTAAAATCCAGGAAAGCCCCATGATGGATAAGCAGACCGATTTAACCATAACTATGAAAGGAAATTGTTATGTCAGTAAATGTGACAACTTCTTTTGTGGAGCAGTATTCCGCTAATGTTCAAATGCTTTCCCAGCAAATGGGATCAGTATTAAGGGGAGCTGTTGATGTCGAGTCAATTAAAGGAAAAAATGCTTTCTTTGAACAAATCGGCAAAGTGACAGCTCAACTAAGAACATCAAGACATGGAGCAACTCCACAAATTGATACGCCTCATTCAAGACGTAGATTAAATACTGCGACTTATGAATGGGCAGACTTGATTGACGATGCGGATAAAATTCGTATGTTAATCGATCCAACATCTTCTTATGCTAAAGCAGCAGCTGCGGCTATGGGAAGAAGTATGGATGATGTAATAATTGCAGCAGCTTTAGGATCAGCAGATACAGGTGTTTCTGGTGGTACTTCAACAGCTTTACCGAGCAGCCAAAAAATTGCTCATGGTAGTGCTGGATTGACAGTTGCTAAATTATTAGAAGCTAAAAAAATCCTAGATGAAAACGATGTAGATCCATCTATTAAAAGATACTGCGTTGTTTCTCCAGAACAAGTGGAAGATCTATTAAATACAACAGAAGTGAAATCATCTGATTTCAATACTGTTAAAGCTCTTGCACAAGGAGATATTAATTCATTCTTAGGATTTACTTTCTTAACATCTAACAGACTTACACAGGATGCAACTCCTAACCGACAGGTTATTGCTTTTGCATCTGATGGTATCAAGTTAGGTATAGGAAAAGATATAACCGCAAAAATAAGCGAAAGAGATGACAAATCTTATTCCACACAAGTCTATTATTGTATGGACTTAGGGGCAACTCGTATGGAAGAGGAAAAAGTTGTTGAAATCGCTTGTGAGGAATAGGAGGTAAATTATGGCTAGTGTGAAAAGTGTAAACATAACTAATCTAGATGCATCTCCTAGCGTGATGATTGATTCAAATAATTCATCAAGCCCACTTATGGTGTGGCATGATACTTATGAGGCATCATCACTTGCGAGTGGATCAGATATAACTATTGCAAGAATCCCAGCGGGAGCAACTATTCACGATGTAATTGTGAAAGCTGATGCTCTTGGTGGCTCTTCAACTTTAAAAGTTGGAGATTCAGGTGACGATGACAGATACTTAGCTGCTGTCGGCACATGGAATGCTGCTGGGCAATGTCAATCTATGTTAGCGGGATCAACTGCAGCAAATACTGCTGTTGCTGGACTTGGCTATAAGAATGGCGATTCTGCTCTTGATATTAAAATTACTACTGGTGGAGCAACTATTTCTGGAACGATTTATTTCTGGATTTACTACACAGTATAAACAACTGGGGGCTTTTTTAAGCCCCCTTTTTTCAATCAATAAATAACAGGTTTAAAATAAAATGGCATCAACAGTAGAAATGTGCAACTCAGCATTAAATATGTTGGGAGCATCCAATATTATATCTCTTACAGAAGATAGTAAAAACGCAAGGTTATTAAACCAGCGATATGTATCAGCAAGAGATGCAGTATTTAGATCACACAATTGGAATTGTTTAATTAAAAGAGTTGAATTAGCAGCTGATACAGACACACCCGCATTTGAATTTTCTTATCAATATACTCTTCCAAGTGATTGTATAAGAGTAATTAGAACACAATACTCAAATGAAGTAGATAGTGATATTTTTAAAATTGAGGGTAGAAAATTATTAACTGATGAATCAGAAATAAAAATTGTTTACCTGGCAAGAATTACCGATGTTAATGAATACGACTCATTATTACAAGAGGCTATTGCTGCAAGACTAGCATCAGAATTAGCTTACGCAATTACACAATCAAATTCGGTGACACAATTAATGCAACAAATGTATCAAAACAAAATACGAGAGGCTAGGTTTATGGATGCTACCGAGGGTACAGCTGATAAACTAGAGGCTAACGAATTTATAACAGCAAGGTTTTAATTTATGGCAAGAGCATCTTTTGCAATATCAAATTTTACAGCGGGTGAATTATCTCCACAATTAGATGGTAGAACAGACTTAGGTAAATATTTTAATGGGGCAAAAACATTAGAAAATTTTACAATCTATCCTCATGGTGGAGCATCAAGACGACCAGGCTCAATGTTTGTTCACGAAGTAAGAGATAGCGATAATAAAACAAGAATTATACCTTTTGAATTTTCAACAACTGATACTTACATTTTAGAATTAAGTAATCAAAAAATCCGCTTTTATAGAGATGGTGGTATTATTACAGAAACAGCTGATAACATAACTGGTATTACAAAAGCTAACCCAGCTGTTGTCACCTCTACTGGTCATGGTTTTACTAATGGTGATCATGTAATTATTTCTGGCGTTGGTGGTATGACAGAAGTTAATGGTATTACTTTTACTGTTGCTAACTCAACAACCAATACTTTTTCTCTACAAAATTATGATGGTACAGCCATTAATTCATCTGCTTACACAACATACACATCTGGTGGTACAGCACAAAAAATTTATGAAATTGCATCTCCTTATGCTACCGCAGATATTCCCGATATAAAATTTGCTCAAAGTTCAGATATTATGTACTTAGTGCATCCAAGTTATTCTATTCGTAAATTATCAAGAACAGCCCATACATCCTGGACATTAACAGAAGTATCTCTCACCACAGGTACAGATATTACTGTTAGTGCTATTACAAAAGCAAATCCTGGTGTGGTCACTACATCAACTAATCATGGTTTAATAAAAGGAAACTTTATTACTTTTTCTAACATTGGAGGAATGACAGAATTAAATGGAAATGTTTACAAAGTAGGTAATGTATTAAATGAATTTTCTATAACTGGCATTACCCAGGCTAACCCAGGAGTTGTCACTACATCAGCTGCACATGGTTTGGCTGTTGGTGAAAAAGTCACCATTACTGGTGTTAAAGGAATGACACAGGTTAATGATACAACTTTTACAGTTAAGAATGTAGGATCATCAACTACTTTTGAATTATCGGATGCAGTTGGTGCAAATTGGAATACAACAAATTATACT